GTATCTAATGTGTCAAGATCAAATTCTACATTTTCCTCAACAAGAATAGTTGCTACTCTAGCAGTAAACTCTGTTTGGTCGGTCTTCTCCACATGAAAGCCCTGGCAACGACTATGCAGAGCAGGAATAATTTTATTTGGATAATTGCAAGTAAGAATAAACCTACTATGGTTACTGTAGGTCTCCATAACTCCTCTAAGGATTGCCTGTGCATTGGGTGTGAGATAATCTGCTTCATCTAATAATACTACCTTAAAAGGACCAAAAGGAATCATCTGTACAAAGTTGATAATCTTATCACGTACCGTATCAACGTTGTTATCGCGTGACGCATTAATTTCTAACACATCATATTCTTCAATGTTTAATTCATTGCATAATACTTTGGCTAATGTAGTTTTACCAATACCTGCCGAGCCGCTTAATAATAGATGTGGTATGCTGCCTTCTTTGATCCAAGATTGTACTTGCCGGCGTTGTGCATCATCTCTAAACACATAATCACTGGCTTTTTTTGGCCGATATTTTTCAACCCACATTTCAATCATACAATTTCCTTAATATTAACCACGTAATGATTCCATGGTGATGATCTTTGCTAAACTACGACCAAGGTCTTCGTCATTGCCTACAATGTGTAGTTGATTTTGACTACGATCCTTCTGACGATCATAAACACGAGTTTCAACAATAGTTCCACCATTAGCACGATATATACTTAGACGCATGGGTTCTGTGCTGAGTGTTTCTCCATCGGTAGTTATACTAATTCCTTTGCTCAGCACCTTATTTTCTTGTTTTACCTTATCGGATGGGAATATAAAATTGTGCATCTTATTTCGTAACCAGTTTTTCATTTCTTTTTTCCTTCTGCTTCTGCCACACGTTTGCGTAGACTGCTTGAACTAAAGGAATGATCTCGCCCATTATAAACAATTTCAATTCCGCGTTTCTTACAGATTTCTTTACCCGTAAAATCTTTGTCTGCATACTCTATACCTAATATTCTAACATCAATAGGCAAAGTGAGCAAGATGTCTTCGAGGTCTTTTTCAGTTTGATAGACAACTATTTCGTCCACATAGCGTGTAGCACTGAGTGTAATTTGCCTTTCTACAATGCTCTGGATTGGCGCATTTTTACTATCTGGCCTATCAATAGTTGGATCAGTTTGTAACCCTGCAATAAGATAATCACAATGATTTTTAACTTCAGCTAGCATGGCAATATGTCCTGCATGAAGTAGATCAAATGTTGAAAATACAATGCCAATCTTTTTTCCGTCGGCTTTTAATTGTTTTACTTTATTGAATATCATACTTAATCAAGTCTTCGATATATATGCTCTGGTTTTTCGTCGGCACTCATCATAATAGCATCAAGATTGACCATTCGTATTTTTGCAGTACTGCCATCTTCTAATTCAACTTCAGTGTACCTAGTCCACTGTCCATGCTCAACTAGAATCCACTCTCCAACTTTGACATCTTGTTGATTATCACCAATTGCCCAAACTTTTCCCCAACGTGGATGAATACCGTCTGCTTTACCATCTGAACTAGGTACGTAGATTCCGCCACTAGTTACTTGTGATCCAAAATCCATATCAATAACAAACACCTTGTCTTTTAATGGTTTAATTTTTCCGGTGACTTTCATTTGTCTGCCTTTTTGGTATTAACATCTGAAGTAGTATCTTTGTAGTATTCGGCTACAATTTCTTCCCGCTTCTTAATAATTTTTCCACCTTCACCTAGTTGATCTCCACGGGCATTAACTCTCATATTTCCTACTGCTGGAACTAACTCGTGTGCTTTGGTTAGTTTTCCCATATCAACTATTTTACCTCTCATTGATCGATGAGTCATTTTATTCTCCTTATTTTAAAAATTCATTTATGTCTAGGTCAAATTTGATACTATCAATTTTGTGTATACCAATTAAGTATAGCACATATGATGCAACACTACTACCCCTGCCTACACCCCAGAGTATATTATTTGTTCGCATAGTATCTACAAGATATTTACAATACCTTAATACATCTATCATGTTATATTGAAAATAAAGTGCTAATTCCTCAATTACTCTATCTTCTTGTTCTTTATTTTGGCAAAGATTCAATAAAAAATCAACTATTTCAAAATCTTTATATTCATTGGGCATAAACCAATTATTTTGATTTAGTTGATCAAATTCTTTAAGTGATGAGGTGTGTTCAATTAATGGGTGTAATTCTGCAATTCTATCAGCATTGACTAATCTTGCAGAATTGTATTTTGAAATTTCTATCTCGTTATCAACAAACACTGATTCTAGTGTGTTTATTTTTCTTGCATATAACGATTGAAATGCTTCGTCAGTTGTTATTGTTACCTGACCATACTCATTGATTTTCACTTAGTCCACCTTGGATAATCCTAGGTTCAAACTTAGCAGCAACTCCAATGTCAAGATCATTCCAGGGAATATCATCGCCTGTTCCTGTATCTAATGTATCTGTATTCCACCAAAAATCGCCATCTAAATCTAATCCAGACTCTTCTGGATCACCTATAGTATATTGTACATGATCGCCGATAGCACTGTCAATGGAAATAAAATCTATTTGAAAATATTCGTGGGTAATGGATAAAAATTTATTGTAAAGTATGCACCCCACAAAATAATCGTATGGTTCAGTTGGAAATATTACTAGATTGTTTCCAATTTTTGATAATGAAGTTGCTAATTCGCTATCTTTACATATAAACACACTATTTTGTAATTTAATATCTACAAAACTTCTTAGTTTCCTAAATCCAGTATTAATATCTAGCTGTGTACCAGATGATGGATCAACACTGACATTAATAATGTATGAAGTTGGTAATACTAAATTTTCTGTAACAATAGTACACACAAAACTAGTAGGCCAAACAAATTGTGTAAGATTAGTCGACATTGATTAAATTATCTAAATCTTTGTTTTTCTTAGTCAATGCAGTTTCCAAAGATTTACGTTGTCGTTCTGACAATTCTGTTTTGTATGCATCTAAAATCATAATGATTTGCTGTCCAGCAGCACCTTGACCTAGTCGCATGGCAATTCCATATTTTTTAGAAAGATCTAGAATTTTGTCTTCTAAATCAGCATCTTTCATTTTTTTAACATCGCCTAATAAAGGATGGTACATTATGCTCCCGTTACTTTCATTATGTAGCAGAGCGCATAAAAAGGTGGAATATTTAATCCTGCACCCGTTGCCGAAGTAGTTTGTCCAGTAACTGTACCAATAGTAATTCCTGTTGGTGCAAAATTGGTAAATTGATTGCCTGGACTTGATCCATTTCCTGTTCCAGAAACTGCTCCAGTTGGACTGGTTGCAGGCGTTCCTGTATATGTTGCTACATTATGAGCATGTCCTGTGCCAGCATTTCCGTGATCGGGTTCAATTATATTATGAGCATGTTCTAATAGTACGCTAGTTGAAGTCCCGCCAATTTGATTTACTGAATAACTTCCGCCAGCCCCCATTATAAATCTACCTCTTAGATCTGGAGTACCATTTGCCCCATTACATAATAGCCAACCTGACGGAATTGCATTGCTAGCACCATACCACATGATAATTGCACCGTATGGCATTACTTGATGCGTGAAGTTTGTGTTAGCTAATTTTGTACTATTATCAGATGCGGTAGTTGCAACTGTCATTGTATCAATTGCAAATGTATTAACTGCTCCCAAATTTGGTTCTGTATAAGTTACTTCCAACCTATTAGCACTAGCATATATTGCTCCAGTATAAACATTTACAGCACCAGTTGTGGTGTTGGCTGGAGTAGCGGACATAAATGTAACTTTTGGAAATGCAGTTGCTTCTCCTTGACTACCAAATGTTGGATTTTTAAATATTATCTGTCCTGATCCAATACCGTTGCCAATAGGCCAAGATTGAACTGATGTTATAACATTGTTACCAAGAGGACTGCCAACTTGTGATACTGTTAATTGAGATGAAGTGGTTTGTAAATAAAATGTAGCACCAACCATTATATCTTGTGCAGATGCTACGGTAAATGTATTGGCGGTGCCAACCTGCGGATTGCTAGTAAACCCAGTTACAATTGTAGTTTTAACAACATTGGGCAATAATGCCTGTAGTCCAGCAACTGGATTACCATTGATATTGCTTGTAACTAGCATAGCATGATTTGAACCTGATACCGTACTAACTCGCGTGACAACATTAGATGATGCGTCACCTGTATATTGAGCAATATAGCTATTTGAAATTTGTCCAGCTACACTAGTATTGTCAAATATAAATTCATTTAATGATCTTACAAAAACTCTATTTGCCGTATCCAATGCTGAATATTCGCTTTGTATTTCAAAAAGATTGTTTGCTCTATATAATACATAGGGATTCTGAGCCGGTCCTAATGGTAGCGTATTTGTAAAAACAATATTGGTTGTATTTGGTGCTAATGCAACCACTGATAATTTTAGGGCAGCAGCCTTACCATTTGTTGGCCAACCAGTGAAACTTATATTATGTACTCCAGTAGTTAATGTAATTTTTTGATAGCTACCGTTGCTGTAATCTATAACAATATCACCTGATTGTGTTCCAAAATCTAACATTGCAACTGATGAATTTTTTAAGTTTACATTTTGCAATGTATGTCCAAAAAATGAAGTAGTTGTATTTGTAACATCCACTGCATATGCAATTAAATGGCTAACATCAGTGTTTAAAGTCGATAATGCCCCTGCAATATTAGACCAATTATTTCGAAAGGTTTGTGTGGCGTTATCTTTTCCAGGACTTGGAAATGTTGTATTAATGTTGCTAATATAATTGGTTACTGTAATTGACACCGTTGAGCTCCGTTATTGTTAATATTTACGCCTAAATTAGGTTAGTTCAATTTTTTCTTAATTTCTGCAAGCTCTAATCCCAGCTCTTTAATAGCTTCAATCAATAGTGGCACTAATTTTTCATAATTGACTGCTAAGTATCCGTTGTCCCTTACTACTACAGCTTCTGGCAATACTTCTTGAATTTGTTGTGCAATTACGCCCGGCTCTCTAACATTAAAATCTTTACCCCCTGCTAAGTTATTCCAATTAAATGTTACGCCATTCAATGCCATAGTTTTTTCTAAAGCATTATTGATGGGTTCAATATTAGTTTTTAATCTAGAATCTGAAGTATAAAATGCAGTTATATCACCAGTGGCATTAATGCCGCCATTAACATATAGATTTGTTCCATCCCAGGTTAGATTTAAACTGCCAGCAGCGGCATTATTACTATTGTATATAATAGCAGTATTACTACCAGCAACTGGACCTGCAGATCCCCAATATCCCATTGGTCCAGTTGGACCAGTTGGCCCTTGCGGTCCAGAAATTCCTTGCGGTCCAGTTGGCCCTGGTGGTCCAGTTGGACCTTGTAATGTACTACGACTACCGTCGTATCCCCTTGGCCCAGACGGACCCGATGGTCCCGTTGGACCTGATGGGCCTGATGGACCAGATGGACCCGATGGCCCTGCAGATCCATAATATCCTAATGGACCTGATGGGCCTGATGGACCCGATGGCCCTGCAGATCCATAATATCCTGATGGTCCTTGTGGACCAGTTGGTCCTGCAGATCCATAATATCCTGATGGTCCTTGTGGACCAGTTGGTCCTACTGAGCCTACGTATCCGTTAATTCCCAAAGACCCGTCATACCCTTTTGGTCCTTGTGGACCAGAAACTCCACTTGGACCAGATGGTCCAGTTGGACCTGGCACAGTGCTACCGGGTCCTGTTGGACCAAGCGGGCCAGTTGGACCTATAGATCCCCAATAGCCCATTGATCCAGTAGGTCCAGTGGGCCCTGGATCACCCTGTGGCCCAGTTGGACCAATAACACCTTGCGGCCCAGTGCATCCAATAGGCCCAGTAGGTCCTATTGATCCAGTAAATCCTTTTAGTCCCTGTGGACCTTGAGGACCGGAAGGTCCTGCAGAACCAGAATATCCAATATTTCCTCGACTGCCAGTATATCCAACAGATCCGTTATAACCTTGGGGGCCTGCGGTACTACTAGCATATCCTTGCGGCCCTCTAGGCCCTTGTGGACCTGTAGGGCCAGGAATCATACTTGCTGACCCGTCATAACCTTTTGCTGCAAATGCTCCAGCAGGACCAGTTGGACCTATTGGCCCGCTTGGTCCTTGTGGGCCAACTGGTCCAGCCACAGTACTTTTTGACCCGGTATAACCGCCGGCATCGCCCTTTGCTCCTACACTACCAGAGTATCCAATTCGTCCAGATGGGCCTGATGGGCCTGGAAATCCTTGCGGTCCTACTGGTCCGGTTGGACCTTGTGTATTCAATAATGCAACTGCTTGTTGAACGGTAATAGTTTCATTTACCCCACTGTCTTGAACTATCAAAAGTGTACCCGCTGATGTGGGATTAGCTAACGCTGGTAAAGAAGTTAAATCGGGTCTTGTTGTCATATCAGTATTTAGCTTTATGTTGATATGCTCAATAAAGTACTTTTATTAAACGGCATATACATAATTTGATTTGTTGCGCCTTGTAAATTGGCAAAACTAGTATATGTGCTAGTTGTGGGATTAGCATAATATGTTTCATTTAACATATTTTTTACGGATACTGAATTTAAAAATTTCAATACATCTGTTGAGGTCATCCAAGGTCTAGCCTGTGCTAACAATGCAGCAACCCCTGCAACTTGCGGGGCAGCTTGACTAGTTCCTGCTACTTTATCCAACCAATAATTGCTATTTCTAGAATCGCGAATCATAGATGTATAGCTTGTTCCAGTCCATGGCCCTAAAATATAAGTTCCTGGACAAAAAATATCCACTCTGGGCCCAGCTGATGAAAAATTTTGCTTGTGTTCCGGTAAAGCAACACTAAGGGCGCCGACACAAATAACACCGTCCACTGTTGCTGGAGTTGACCCTCGATGATAATAATCTAACAAATAATTGCCAGGGGTAATTCCTTTACTAATATCAAAAAACGTAATCCATCGATTATCATAATCAGACCCGCCAGGAACATCTATTTTATGTCGATTATTACCTGCAGCCGCTGTCATAATAACTTCAGCTGACAACATACTGGATATTTCTGCATCTTCTGCTGATGATCTTGATGGATATGTACTATCACCGCCAACAGATTCATTAATTATTCCATATGTGCTGGTAGTGGCAGTTGTGGAATATACCCCACCCCTCCAAACTACATACTGTAAATATCCATATGTACTGGTGTTGGTAGCAGTTGGATATGTACCCAACGCTCCCCATGATGCATTTACTATTGTGGGACGTTTATATCCTGTACTGGTAATGGGTTTGGCTAAATGAAATGCTTTGATTGTACGCCAGGTGTTGATACTATTTACTATTCCTAATTCTCTACCATCCGCCTTGTCATAATATTTGCCGCCACTGTATTCACGTCCATCACCGATACATCTTAAAGAATATATAGATGCTTTTGATGCCCATCCATTTCTATTTCCAGCTGAAATCCCAGCAACATTTGATCCGTGGCCGTCCCAATCTCCCAACCATCCGCCAGTTGGTGTAGTTAAAAACCCATATTGTGACCAATCATGATTTATTACTCTGCTACCACCAGTGCCATCTTCATTAACTGCAAATTCTGGATGATTTGGCAATACCCCAGTATCTGATATAATTACATCAACACCCAACCCGTCTAAGTTAAATGTATAGGGTGTAGACGTTGTAGTAGCTACGCCATAATTTTCTACATTATTAATAACTCTACTCAGTGCCCAATTCCTCATTGAAGTGTCTACTGATGTTGATTTATCAAAAGAACCTGTTCTAAAACCGTGATGACGTTTAACTATGCCCATTTCTTCTGGAATTCTATGTACATCTCTTACCCTAGGATCTTCTTTTAATTTTTCAGCTTCTTCTGGAGTTAATACAAAGACACCGTTGTATTCACTACCGTGCATTGGGTCATGACAATCTACAACTCTATCTGGAATAAATTCACAATTGCAATTGTGATCGGTTTGGAGCTCGGTATGAATATCATCCCTATGATCTGGATGATCTGCAACTACATAATATTTGAACATATTAAACTACCTGTGTTCTACCGTTTACTGTATACCAATGCACCCCATCAAAATAACAAGGTTGGGCACCACCATTTGCATCTGTAACAAATACCATTGCACCTCGTTGCGTAATCCCATTCAATGATGTTAATGTTGATGTAGTGGCAGTTGTTAAAACAAATGGCACATTGACAGTAATTTGTCCTACAGCTCTTAAATTTAAATCATTACCAGATTGTATATTTGCTGCACCTACGGCACCTACAACTAAGTTAGTTACGTTTAATGTACTAATGGTGTAGGTACCTGTTGCTAATGTATTAACTACTCCAGCTGAACCTGTATACCCAGCGCCGCCACCAGTACCAGCACTACCTGTATATCCAGTTAATCCGACCATTGAACTTAAAACATTTATAGTTCCTACCATGCCTCCATGGTACTGACAAATATAATAAAGAGTACTCGGAGCATCAAAAGGCACTGTAAATGTTATGGTGCCGGATTCAACACCGTTGTTGGTAACACCGGTAGAATACGCATTTCCTGTTCCGGTAACTGCTGCTGTTTTAATCCAAAAAGGATGACCGCTTGCTGAAACTGTAAAATAATAAGTGAATCCCTTGATTAAAGTAAGCGCGGGATTATTTGCAGATCCTGCAATGGTATAAGAACTAGCACCAGAATTTATTACAGAATAAGTTATTCCTCCTGCACCTATTGGCCCAGTTGGTCCTGCTGATCCATAATATCCTATTGGCCCAGTAAGTCCAGCTGAACCTGTATACCCAGTTGATCCAACTCCAGCACTGCCAGTATAACCAGTTCCGCCACCAGTTCCAGATATAGTAATTGCAGCAATGTTTGATGTTTGAGTTGATGCGGTTACTGATAGTCCAATAAAATTTAAAGCGGTGTATACACCAATTGATCTATCTTCTTCATAAATTTGTATACCGCCAGTACCAGCACTACCTGTATATCCAGTTAATCCAACGGTACCGGTGCTACCAGTTAATCCCCGTGAGCCAGTGTAACCAATTGTATTGGTACCAGTCCCGCTAGATCCTGGGGGCCCGGCACTTCCTGCATATCCCATCATTCCGGGGATACCAGCACTGCCAGTAAATCCAGTTAATCCAACAGTCCCAGTACTGCCAGTTAGTCCTTGTGAGCCAGTATAACCTGCAAATCTTTGAGTACCAGTAGTATTAGCGCCAGTTGCACTAATAATAATTGCAGTTCCTGTAGTACTAAATGAAATACCAATACCTGCCAGTAATGATGGAGCTCCGCTTCCTGCATACCCCATCATTCCAGGGATACCAGCACTACCTGTGAAACCAGAAAATCCAATTGGTCCTTGTGGCCCCGGCACACCATTACTGCCAGTAAATCCGCGCGCCCCTACACTTCCTGTAAATCCATTTCCATTACCAGTTGTTCCACTGGTAACAAATTGTATAGGTAACCCAGATTGTAAATCTCTAATATTTCCAGTGTTTACATATATTTGATTTACGAATAACGTTCTCCAAGACTTATCAAATGCTCCAAGATCTACCACATCAGAAGTGTATGGTATTATTGGATTTGTAACAGTTGATAGATTTATAGTCAATCCGCCAGCCGCAGATCCAGTGTAGCCTCTTATTCCTTGTAGCCCAGAAGGACCTGTTGCGCCATTTAGACCTGGAGTACCTTGCGCTCCAGTGCTGCCAGTAAATCCAAGAAATCCTTGAGGACCAATTGGACCTATTCCACCGTTACTACCCGTATAACCAACGTTGCCTTTACCTAGTGCAATTACCGTTGATAGAGGAAGTCTATAAGTTGCCCCTGGAGCGCCTTGGCATGTTACTGGAATACACACTCTTGTGGGTACAACATTTGTTAGCAAGGGTAAATTATTAATTGTAGCCATATTTTTTTAAATGGTAAAACCATCAACTCCTGTTACTGTACTATCCGCCGGAATTACATCTGATATATTTTTGCGGTTAATTAATAGATATTTAGCAGTTCTTCCCCTAATACTAACTGGCACTATATTTGGGCCAATGGTATTAGGTAATTCAACATTAGTATTATCTTCCACTATAACTCTATCAATTTCAAAATTAAACTTTTTAAAATCAAATCCAGATCTTTTTATTCGATTGGCAATTTTAGATCCATATCCAGCCTGTACATAACATAATACAACTACAGGTATATAATTTGCTGGACTATAATTAGAACCTTGTGGCGTACGCATAAACAATGGAAGACTGTATTCATTTGTTTTAACAGTTGAATACATATTATTCACTAATAAATTAATTTGTTCAAATTGATTTCTCATGTTGGTTATGCTAGCAGGATGATATGAATTGCCATTTGAATCATAAAATACTGATGTGATATTTGACGTGGTATTACTAAGTGTATCTACAATATCTAAATACACCACTTCGTAGACTACATTGCCTGCATCATTTTTAGCCTCGGCTACTTTTATTTCTCCAAAATATAAATTTGTTCTATAAAAATTATTACGTAATGCCGTTTGATAATAATCCAAACTTACTAATTGTATTCCATATTCTAAAAACATTTTAATATCTTTTTGCACGCCAAAATTTGGATCAAAATATCTATAAATTAATGCTGGATCAAATATATAACGATCATTGGTAAAATTTTGATACAATTCACGATTTGTTTGATTTAAGAAAGGTCTAACATATATTTGAGTAGTTGCAACATTGTTTACTATGTTTACAGTTAGTTTAAAAGTCCTAGATATACTGTTTAAACCATGAATATCGCTGGCTAGTACAGTAAATGTGAAATTACCAGGATTAAAATCTGGCCGCCCAATGATTGTTCCGTCCTGTGCTAGTTCTAATCCTCCTGGCAAACTACCACTAGTAATTTGATATTTGATATTATAATCACTAGATATTTCTCGAGCTTTAACATAAAGTTCACTAGCAACGTTTGCAGTAATAGATCCCAAATCACTATTAGTTAACCATTCAATTTCACTGTATACATTGCCTATAACTTTTAATGTAAACGTGTTAACAACCTTAATAGTAGATGTTGTTTTATAATTTAATTTTGATGCAGCAATGGTAAAATTATAAGTTCGTGTGTATGCAGGTTGATATTGAATGTGTCCGTATATATGACCTTGTGTTTGATCTAATGTTAATCCAACAGGCATCCGTGTTGATTCATCTTGACTAGTAATTAATTCATACGACATAGTGCTAGACAATGGATCAATATTGTAAGCGCTTACGTCTAAATCTATATTATTGTCAGCTCTAACCATACCTAAATCAGAACCATTTAAGAATTTAGGCACTTGTAAATAACTAGAATTTGCACGTAATTGACCAGTGCTAATTACGCTGTCATTATAACTTAAATACACGCTGTCAGCTCTAAACATATCTTCATTGACCACTATGATATTGAACACTCTAGTAGATGATAACTGACTATCACTCACATTAATAGTAAATTGATACGTTTTAGGTTGTGCTACCATTTGTACTATTACGGCAGTTCCACCAAATTGTAATACTGGGTCATAACCAAAAGCATCAAATTTTCCAGTATCATAAGATTGTGGTGTTAGTCCTATGCTATCAAACGTTAACTTGTCTTTGATAAATCCTGATATAACGCCATCTTTGGATAATGATAATCCTGGTGGCAATTTACCTTTGACGATGCTGTATGTAACAGTTGATGAACTAAGGTCGTGAGTTTTTAATTGATAGTTGACCCATTGATTGTTTAATGCATATTTTTTACCACCATCACCTAAGGGCAAATATCCTGCGTCAGTATCCCAAACTGGTGAAGTATTGCCAGTAACATCTATACTAAATGTTCTATCCTTAATACCTGTATCATCTTTAGCTCTTATACAAAATGTATTTGATGTATCTTGTAGTACGTTAATTGCTGCGCCAGATATAGTGCCAGTATTACTAAAAGAAAATCCTGCAGGTAAACTACCAGTCAATAAAGAATATACGACATTTGATCCGTTAGCAATAACTGCAACTGACGTACTAACAGCAGCAGTGGCAGTGAACAAAAATCCTGAGGTGGTAATCCAATTAACCATAATATTTTAATACAGTGCGTTCCAGGTTGATCCATTATAAAACACGGCATATGCATTACCAGATCCTTTAGATGCCGGATCCCATGTAACTCGATCTGCTACTGCAAACATTCCCACAGTCGGACTAGTAGGCGCTGCTGTTGATACTGATAATTGAAATATTTTATTGTTACCGCTTAAATTATTCAAACTTGTTTGGAATAATGCCTGTGTTGCGGAAAAATTAGCAATTGTTGTGCTAAAAGTTTGTATTGTTGCTACCTGAGATGCTACATATGTGGCAGTATTAACAAAACTCTGCACATTTGCAAGGCCAGCATAGACTTCAACAAAGTTATTGTTAACTTTGCTAAATGCGTCTCGGATACTGTCGCCAGTGCCGTCGTTGGGCTGACCGCCGAGATTAACGAATGATTGAGTCATTTTAGTCCTCTATAGATACTTATAGAGGTATTTACCTAAAATGTTTGGTAAATTAGTGCAGGGTGTGATTACTCAATTCGTTAATATCTGTAATTCCAAACAATTTTAGTATGGTTTTTACTTTTTTAGGAACATCGTCCATTAGATTTTCTGGCATCATAAAGTATTTTAAATCGCCATCTTCATCAAGGATAAAGCTAAATTCGTTATCTGAGTAGCCATCGACCTCGTCAATTTCTACATCTGTCGTCTCAATATTATTAGACATTTGCTATCCTTTGAGTTTTCTGCATTGACGGGCATCGTTTTCTGCATGTTAATATTTAGTGATGCTTAAATAAGTATATACTTTTATAAAGGAAACCGATCATGTTCAAAAAGATCAAAGAGTTTTTTGTGGGCAAACCACAAGTTGCTGAAACAGCAGCACCATACAAATTACCTGAACCAGTAATGGTTACACCAGTTGCAGCACCTGCTGTTGTTGAAGTAATTATTCCTGAAACAACCGTTGCTTCAGTAGTAGTAGAAACACCTGCATCATTAGCAGTAGTTAATGCTGCTGAAGGTTCTGCAGTGTCTGAAATTGTTGCTGAACCTGCCAAAAAGACACGTAAACCACGTGCCCCTAAAGCAGCATCAGTAGCTAAAGAAAAAGCCCCAGCAAAAGCCAAGGCTCCTAAATTGACAGTTATTAAGGCTGCTAAATCAAAGAAGGTTTAATTCTTTAGCCTGCTTGTGTAATGCAAAGCTGGCTAAATTTTTACCTTTAGATTCGCACATAATATCGAATCGATCTAAAAAGCTCAAGGCCCATTCATTCACTGCTTTATTCCAGTAGAAGTCAGAATGTGCTCTGAGTTTTTGTTTTTTGTGGCCGGACTCTAAAAGAGCAGCATGATTTGGTATTACATCAGTCCCATGATTGACCAAATAATCCTCTCGACTAAGAGAATAATGAAGTGTAGGGCGCAAACCACGCCAACTGTCCACCACACGATTAACGCGACCATCCACCGGTGTGATATATTCACCTTCTCTAATCCAATTATGATGAATGTCGAGCACAATAGGAACGATATCGCTAATAGTAAGGCAATCATCTAGTCCCCATGCGTTTTCTTCGTTTTCGATTGTGATACAATTACGGGCTTCGGGACTGAGTCGGGCATATGCTCTTCGTATGCCATCAGGGCCTTCTTTACCTGATATGTGGACGTTGATTTTGAGATCTTGGAATGTTTTGCCAAAACCCATCCAACGGGCAAGATCGGTGTGATACTCAAATTCATCTATGCTCCGATCAACAATGTCGGGATTAATACTAGCAAGAACAGTAAACTGCCCAGGATGAAAAGAAAGACGTACATTGTTCCTACGAGCACTATCGCCAATAGCGAGAAAATTGCGCTCGCAATAATCGCGAACATCGACGCGACGCCAAAAATAGCTCCAATCAGCTTGGGTATAAACAGGCAGCAAATCGCTACTAAGGCGAACCATCCTAAGATTCTTATCAAGTTGTCCTACTCTTTCCACCAGCAATCTGGTGCTTTCAATGTTACTTACCATGATGTTCCAGAGTTTTTGTTCTGCAACATCTTTGCTCTGTCTATTTAACCATGCAACAGTGGTACCGCCTGTATTATATTTTTTAGCATCATCCTTAGCATCAATGCCATTAACTTGCTCTGCGTGATCAATCCACTTGCAGGCAAAACCTATACGTTTGGTCATATTTTTAACAATTCTTCAATTGTATACATATTTTTCATATATGTAGAGGGTTTATCTAAAACTGATTTTTCTAAATCACCTAATCTGCGATCTCCGTAGGCTACATCTATTGTAACATCATTCACGGAAGAAAACAAGTCCACTATTTGTTGTACTGAATAACCTACTCCGTGACCTAAATTTTCTAAATTATTTGCGGGCTTATTAATAGCAGTTTGGATAGCATCGCATACTTCGTTAACATGAACATAGTCTCGTATGCAGGTGCCATCTACAGTATTATAATCATTTCCAAAAATTGTAAATTTGCCAGTATCTTTAGCATTTATCAAATTATACATCAAACCATCTGGGTTAGTTGGATCAAACCCATCTGCTCCGATTACATTATAAAATCTAAAGATTGTGTATGTTATATCAGTTTCTTTAAAAAACTGACGTACACAATCTTCAGCAGCCCGTTTACTAACTCCGTAAGGACTATGACAATTTGCGGCAGCGCCTGTAGATGCAAAAATAAAGTTTTTAAATTTAGTATGATGTAATACTTTTAACGTACCATTTAAATTTACATGATAATAGTCAATTGGTTTATGTTCACTTTCGTGTACATTTACCAAAGCCGCTAGATGTATTACTGTATCAAAATCTATGTCAATGGGTTCAATATTACAAACATCTTCTAAGAAGTGTTCGACTACGGGAACGGTATTTTTATTTTCGTCAAGTCCGTAGACATGATAGTTTTTAGACAACAGCTTGGTTAAATGGCAACCAATATAACCAGAATTACCTGTAATTAAAACTTTTTTCACTTTTCAATTTTTGATAGAGTCCATGAACCGTTGTCGCCCTCTTTCCAATCCAACGTGTCGCCTTCTTTCCATCCTTGTGAATCTAGCAAGTCTTGCGGCAAGGGCATGACAAGATCGCCGCTGCCGTCTTCAGCCTCTTCTAATGTAACTGTCCAATTTGTTGCTGTAGTTGTCATAGTTTATTCCTAATCATATTAATAACTGCTAATGCTTCTTTAAAATTACAAATTGGTAACTCAACGGGTTCCCAATTATGATAGTATTGTTGCCATCGAATAGTATAGTTCATGCTATTATTTTATACGATATTGCAAAAATAGTCAATCGTTTTGATTAATCCTTGTTCTAAATTAATCTTTGGCTCCCAATTGAGCATGGCTTTTGCCTCGGTAATATCGGGCCTACGTTGTTTTGGATCGTCTTGTGGTAATGGCATTTGTAAAATTTGACTCTTACTGTCAGTTAATTCAATAATTTTGTGTGCCAATTCCCACATGGTAAACTCGCCTGGGTTACCAATATTAACAGGACCGATGTACATATCATCATGATGATTCATCATAGCTTGCATTGCATCCAATAGATCATCAACATAGCAAAAACTGCGAGTTTGTTGACCCGATCCATAGATAGTAATGTCTTTGCCTTGTAGTGCTTGAACGATGAAATTACTGACAACTCTTCCGTCATTTTCTGCCATTCGAGGACCGTATGTATTAAAAATACGCACAATTTTAGCAGTAACTTCATGAACGCGATAGTAGTCCATAAACAGTGTTTCAGCAGCACGTTTGCCTTCATCGTAACAACTACGGATGCCAATGGGATTTACGTTGCCCCAATATGTTTCTGGTTGTGGATGAACATGCGGATCTCCATATACTTCACTAGTACTGGCCTGCAAAATTTTTGCACCTGTACGCTTAGCCAATCCTAATAAATTATAACTGCCAATAATACTAGTTTTCATAGTTTGAATTGGATCCCATTGATAATAATATGGGCTGGCTGGACATGCTAGATTATAAATTTCATCTACTTCAACATATAAAGGAAAGCAAACATCTTGACGCATAATTTCAAAATTTTTGCAATCTAAAAGATGTTCAATATTCTTTTTACTGCCGGTAAAATAGTTGTCAACACAAAGGACATGATGCCCGTCTTTGACTAATCTATCACATAGGTGGCTACCTAAAAATCCAGCACCGCCAGTTACTAATATTTTTTTCATAAGGGTATATAAATGTTAGACCATTTTTTAAGTTTTTCAATCTTGGCTCTTTTTGCAATTTCAAGATTATCCATATCTACTATATCTAGTTCTAGCATAATGTCAATCATTGCCAACATATCGCCTAATTCTTCTTCGAGATGTTCTCGATTGGTTTTAGGCTTGCCAGGCTTGACATTATCAGCGCCAAAGCGTCTAATCTTACTTACCGCTTGTATAACTTCAGCGCATTCTTCTTGGAGGATATCCAAGACTTCTTTTTCTTTAACGTTCATTTTAATCCTGGAATTCGTTATCTTCACGATGACCTACACGCATGGCCATATTGGCATCTGTTTCACGTACTTGGACTTTGCAGCACCAAACACGTTCCTTTTCACCATAACTTGGCAAAAAGATTGTATTAATGTATTCATACAAGAAATCAGCAATACCTTCACAACCAGTTTTTTCTACTTCTGTAATCTTTGCTAATTTTAATTTCCCCAATTCAAGTAAATGTTCACGCATTGGATCATCTTGTGCCACTAATAGTGTATGATCAAACCAGTCTTCAAGCAAGCCTTTAAGTGGTTTTAGACCACCAAAGTCCATGCACCAGTTACGTGCATCTAGTGTATCACATTCAAATTCTAAATGGAAACTGAGTGCATACCCATGAATTAGATTGCAGTGACTATCAGCACGCCATTGACGGTAAGCCACTGGACCTATCTGATTATAGGTCTTTGTTGAAATATATTTTGCCATTATGTTCTCCTATGTTATTATAGCATAGGCGGCAGAGTTTGTATACCGGGATGAACGCCGAAGACCGGTTTCACTGCTATTTAAGTGCTTTTAATTCTTCCTTAACTTTTTCAAGTTCTTTAGAAATTTCTTCTATCATTTGTATTTCTCTTTTACGACTGCACAATGCACTCAATAATGTATAAACAAATAAACTCCAACCAAAAAACCCGCCAATGAATAAAATAATTAATTGATGATAA